TAAACATAGTCTTCAACCAAACAGTCCATAGATTCTAGTTTACCAGTGTATCTAAAGAAACCATTTTCAGACATCCAATACGCAGCACCATCAACTTCAACAGCTGCATTCATTCCTATTAATCCACAGTTAGTACCCACCTGCTCAAAGGCAAATGTAAACGGAGTTCCTACAAATCTCATAGTAAATAAAGCTGTATCAGACCAAACATAAAGAGCATTTCTACCAAGTTCAGCTCCCATGATCCGTGATCCATCGGCCAGTCTTTGTGTACCAGCACTATTTTCAGCTGTAGGTGTGTAATCATTTATATTTTCTTGAGAAGAAAAACGTATAAACATTTCATCTTGAGAAGTTTTATCTCCAATAGTTGTTTCTGTTCCAAAGAATACTAAGTGACGATCGGGTGTAGATACCAACATATCACGGGATGCTGTTGGTGCACCACTAATAATAGTTGCTCTGGTAGCTGTGGCATTAGCAGCATTAGAGTTCCATTCAAAACATTCTCCATTAAATATTAAAGCAATTAAAGTATCACCTAGATTATCTAAGGCCCACAAACCAGGTTCTGCAACGAAGTCGGTGTTAGTGGCTGCTTGACCCCATCCTGAGTAATTACTATAGTCAGTTACCGTTGCTCCATTAGAATGAGAAGCATTTGCCGTTCCTCTAACATTTCTAGTAATACCAGTTAAATCGTTTCCTGAAACCCCTGTGTAAGATATTTCTTCATTGTCTACTTTTATAAAATTAGTTCCTGAAGTTGGAAATCCAACGGTAGATGTTAAAGTTATACTAGTTCCAGTTCCTCCTGTTCCCGCAGAGTCTGCATTTAATGCACCATTTAAAGTTGTAGTTTGAGCACCAGAAACAGTTCCACCGTATTGAGAAATACCATAACCATAGACTCCAACTTGTTCAGCTGGTCCCACATGGTAATATTGATAATAAGTAATTCCTCCAGAAGTAGTTGCTCCACTTCCTGTCTCAACACTAGGCATTGTGATAGTAATAGTTGTTGTAGTAGGCACACTTGTTACCATAAATTTTTTATCGCAAAAATCTGCAGCACCAAAATTAGAGTTAGTTATCGCTGTAAAAGTTGTAGTGTCGCCAAATAAAATTATATCTCCAGCTTCAAAATTATGACCTGTTGAAAAAGTAATAGTTACTTCCGGGTCATTATTAACAGTGCTAAAAGCATTAGTAATAGCTGTTCCTGATGGATTAGTTAAAGGATGTATATCATAATAAACTCCACCAGAATATGCGTATAAGATCCTGTTAGTTCCTATAATGGCATATTTAATACCTGATTTATTTACCATGTGATGCAACCCTCTAGCTGCACCAGTAATTTTTTTATCACCTAACTGTGACCAACCACCTATTTTTTCAGGTGTACCATATCTAAAACGTACATTTTCACCCCCTGTCCATTGAGACTCAGCTCCTGTTGAGGTTACTTGTTTGTTAAATCCGGGTAAAAATCCTAGTTTCTGTAGCATAATTATATACTATATACAGTTTATTTGTTAAAAAATGAAGACTAATTATTTCTTCAAATCGTAGTTATAAGCTAAACTTATTCTGGTATTATCTATATTTTGAGGCTCAACGCAATGATTAAGATCTGATTTAAATAATATTAATACACCTTCGTTAGGTATAACAGAACACGAAGACCAAGTATAAGGGTTATCTTGTATAAAATCTGCATCATTTATATTGGGATGAATAGGTGATTTAAAACTAACTTTTGCATCAGACTCTTTTGATTTTAAATAATAAATAGCTGACATATAATTAAAATTATGGTTGTGGTATTCTTGAAAACTATTTTCTCTATATATATTAAACCATCCTTTAACAGGTACAATAGGTTTAGTTTGTCCTAGTTTGTTTTTAAATTTATTTGCTTCCTCTTCTATCCATTTATTTAAATTATTAAATACACTATCTTCTAAAATGTTATAAGTATCACATGTATTATATATATTTTTAGATACCCAATTATCACCACCAGACCTATGTGTAGATTCTATTTCTAAACAATGATTAATTAATGAATTTTTTATTTCTGATTGTTTTGGATATTGCGATATAGCAATAGGTGTAGAAAATAAATTATTTATTTGCATACCTTTAATGTTGTATTTTTTTAAAATCCGAAGGTAAACCTAAAAAAGGTCTTCCATCATATAGATTTTGTTTTCCTTGTGTGTCTACGTTATTGTAATGTAAAAATACTTGACCACAATTCTCTCCTTCAAATTTTTCTCTCCAATGTTCTAACACACATCCAGAATAAACTAACATATCACCTTGTTCTAAATCTATTTTAACACCAGGATTGTTTTCTGATTTATATTCACCTTCAACAGGTAAACCAACTTTAGGATCTAAATATATAGGCCATGGATCTCCTCCTAAATTTAACGTTGTAGATATTTCACAACTAAATCTATCTTTGTGTCTGTAGAGCGCGTCACCTTTTTTATATATTCGTGCGTATGAATAAGTTGGTATTAAATCTAAATCTGTTTCTTTTTTCATTAACGGTAAAAGTTTTACTAATAAAGTTTCCATTGCAATATCAGAATAGTGTGAATATGTTTCTGGTACTTGCTGATCAGCCCATGTACCATAATCATCTCTGTAAGGTGAAAGATAACTATTATCCAATAAAAATCTTGAAACCCTTCTTTTCATAAAAAAATAATTATAAACAAAATCAGCTAGTTCTTGTGATATTGCTGATTTAATAATTTTGTATTTAGTATCTTTAAAACTCATATTTTTCTTTTATCCTTCCGTTAAATGCTATTGTAATTCTATCTTCATTTCCATCATATTTTTCTACTAAATGATTATACTTAGGACTAAATACTATTATTTTACCTATTTCTGGTTTTATAGTTTTATCAAAATCTACAAAATAAGTTCCAGGTCCAGTATCTGTCAAATATAATACACCACTAGCAGTAACAGGAAAATTTTCAAGCTTTGCTATATGGTTGTGTCTCTCAACATAATCTCCTTTATTTAGTATATTACCCCAAGCTTCATACATATGGTATTCATATAAAACGTCTTTTAATTTTTGAAAATTTTTACTTTGATGGGTAAAAAATTTCCAATATGTCATTTTTCCTTTTACATTAGTTCTATATGAATGGTATTTATCTATGCCTTTAATAACTTCTTGTTTTAAAATATCTATATAATCCATATCTTTAATTTTATATTCTTTAAGAAACATGTGTTTTAAAAGCTAAAGTGATTCTTACATCGTTAGTAGGAGCTAATCCTCGATGTAATTTTTTTGCATCAAAAGCTATTAATCTGTTTTGAACAAAATCAATTTTACCTTCTCCTTTAATTTGAAAATGACCATTATTATTAAGTGTTTTAGTTGCCATATATAAACAGGTAATGTCTCCTTCATCTGAATGAAAAGATCCATTCATGTTGGGGTGTTGAATATTAATATACATTCTTTCTAAGTTTAAATTTTTATCTAAAGTTTTTTTTATTTTGTAAAATAAAAAATGATTTAAAGCATCTTTGGGATTTAACATAGACATATAAAAACAGTCTTTATTTTCATCAATAGATTTATGACCATAGTAGTGAGGAAAGTCATATAAAAAATAATGATTTAAGTATTCAACTAAATCTTTATCTAACCAATTATCTATAATTTTTGTTTCCATTATTTAAAAGGTTTACCACAACACCAAATTACTAAACTATATCTAGTGCCTTTTGTAACTGGTTTTACTCTATGATAGTGGTAAGATGGAAATACAATAACTGTTCCTTTTGCTCTTGCCTGAGTAGCTGTATGTATATTATTTGGTGATTCAGGACTACTAAAATCAAACTCTAACTCACCACCTTCGTAATCTGTTCCTTCAGTTAAATTAACAGTAACAGATAACTTTCTAATTTTTCCAGCAAAATTTTCACCTCTTTTTTCTCCGTAAGGTTCAGCCCAACAATCTTGATGCCAACCATAATATTGACCTGGTTTATATTTTGTAAATTGACAG